AGTAAAGTCGCAACCTCGTGATGGTAGCAAAGAAGGCTTATTGAGGGATGAAGGATATGACAGAGCGATTAAACAAGTTCTTCAACTACTACATAAAACGTTCGTGCCTTAATTGCGCACAACGGCTAAGTATATGAAGCGGCGGCGATTAATAGCTGATAGGTTGCCGACAATCTTAAACTAAATAAAACAGCTAAAAGTGGTTAAATGGACGTACAACGCCACTGATTTATATACAATGTTGTGCGCAGTACGAATTATGAAAATACAATTAGATACTGAAAACAAAGTAATTAAGGTTGAAGAAGCAGTAACCCTTGGCAAACTAGCTGAAACTCTTGAAAGGCTTTTACCAAATGGCGAATGGAAAGATTTTAAGCTGGACACGCAAACGCAAATTAATTGGACACCAAACCCAATAATAATTAGAGAAACACCATACCAACCATACAACCCAAGACCTTGGTGGGAACAACCTTGGATTACTTATGGAACTGATAGCATCAATGTAAGTGGTGAAGTGACTAATTACAGTTTAAAATCTGGTGTGTTTAATATCGAGGCGTAGTATTGCGCACAACTACGTGATAAAACACGTTTTAATGTGTTTTATGGTCAGTTAAAAGCAGTATGACGCAGCGTAGCGAGTAATATTGCGTAAAAAATTAAACTAAACAATTATAAAATAAAATGGAAGAATTAGAGCAAATTTTAATTAAAAAGATAGCGATTTACAAAGACTTGTATATAGTCGCTGATGAAATGAATGACATTAACAATAAAAAATATTACGGAAGATGCCTTACTAAACTTCGTAAAATGATAGAGATTTTATAATAATTTTTATTAAGAACTAACCACCACCCAATGAAACCCACAGCCCAGCAAAAAAAATCTATTCCGTTTAAATACGCCGCCGCCGTAAAAAGCGGAAAGATAATAACCGGCCACCGTATAAAACAAGCGGTCGATAGATTTTATAGTTGGTTAGACACCGCTTCTCCAGATAAATTTTATTTAGATCACGAAAAAGGAATGATAATAATTAACTTTTTTGAAACCTTTTTAGTACACACAATAGGCAAAATGGCCGGGCAACCCTTTGTATTAGCCCCATTTCAACAATTTACGCTGTATAATGTTTTTGGATGGCAAGAAAAAACACCCACAGGCAGCAAACGCCGTATAAATAACGTGTACGAAAAAATAGGTAAAAAAAATGGTAAAACCGCCGTAATGGGAGGTGTTGGCTTAGCTTGTATGAGCGTAGATTTAGAACCCGGCGCACAAATCTATGTAGGGGCCACAAAAGAAGAGCAGGCTAAATTATGTTTTAACCAAGCCGCCGATTTTATTAAATATTCGCCAGCCTTACGTCAAATAGGATTTTCTGTTTATCAAAAGGAAATAAAATTCGCCCGTATGTCATCATTTATGAAACCGTTAGGCGGCGATAGCAAAACCCAAGACGGTATTAATGCCCATCTGGCTATAATAGACGAATATCACGCACATCCAGACGACACCGTTAAAGAAAATTTAGAAAGTAGTATGGCCTCACGCCGTCAGCCGTTAGTATATACCATTACAACCGCGGGCGTAAATATTGCTGGTGTCTGTAAAAAATTTGAAGAGTCCTGTTGTAATATTTTAGATGGCACTGCCGTGGATGACCACTTTTTTATAATGATTCACGATTTAGATCCAGACGACGATTGGCAAGACCCAAAAAATTGGATAAAAGCCAATCCAAATTTAGGGATATCAGTAGATAAATCATTTTTAATAAAAGAATTTAACAAAACCAAAAATCAGCCCAGCAAAATACCAAATTTTAAAACAAAGCACTTAAATATGTGGGTAGATGCGCCACAAGTGTGGATTCCTTCCGAAATTTGGCGCAAAAATAAAGCATCCATTAAAGGTTATAAAAATTATGACGAACTCTTTTTAGCTAAAGCCCAAGAATTTGGCTGCTATACCGGCACCGATTTAAGTACACGTATAGATTTATCGGCACATTGTGTACTAACGGAACCCGATAACGACGGTAATCGCTTTATAAAACTATTTACATTTTGTCCTAAAGCCACTATAGACCAACGCAGCAAAGAAGATCGCGTGCCATACCGTTATTGGGCTGATGCCGGATGGCTAACCGCCACGCCAGGCAATACCATAGATTACGATAAAATAAAAGAAACCATCCAAAAAACCGACGGCCAATACAGGGTATTATGGCACGAATTTGACCCTTGGAACGCTTCAAATTTAGTACAAAACCTAATGGAATTAGGAATAGATAACGTCAGTTATTTTAGCCAGGCTATAAGTAATATAAGTGCGCCCACAAAGCAATTTGAGATATTAACCTATAACCATAAATTAAAACATAGCGGTAACCCTATTTTAGAGTGGGCTTTAGGCGGATGCGTAGCTATAGAAGATCCAAATGCTAATATGAAAATACACAAAGGCCGTAGTAATGCCGGTGTAAAAAGAATAGACCCAATAATAGCGGGTATTATGGCTTTAGGCGGCTCGTTATCTGTAGAAGATATCAGCAACGAAAGCAAATACAATAATCCTAATGCAGAAATATGTTTTGGCTAAGTATGAGTGTAAAAACAGTTTAAGATTATGAAACGAAAAATAGAAATAAAAGAACTGTATAATATGGCAAGACAAATGAAATACTATGAATTTGAAAATTGGATAGCCAAAGAGTTATTTAACCAACCGGGTACAGTAGATACAAGTGAATTGACAGATAAATTGTTTTTAGATGATGTTGTAAAAACGTCTTATTGCTTATGTGATACGCCAATAATTAGAACAGGAAATTTCATAAAAGGGTACTGTGGGATTTGTGGTAAAGATATAAAATAATAAATTATGACAAAACAAGAATTAACAGACAATATGCGTGAAATGGTAAAATATATCTTACCTGATGAGTACAGAGATAACAACGACATTGTAGAAAACTACACCGATACTATGACAATGATTGCAGAAGAATACAAAACAGATCAATTAAAGTTATACGGTGTTAGTAAAAATGTTGCGAAACAATACGCTGAATTTTGTGTAAGGTGCGACCGAGAAGGTTTGCCATTACTTGAATTAGATGGCTATATAAAGCAATATTGTGGCTAACGGTAAAGTATATGAAGCGGTGGCGATTTATAGCTGTAAGATTGTTAACACGCTTAAACTAAATTAAACAGCTAAAAGTGGTTAAATAGACGTACAACGCCACTGATTTATATACAATGTTGTGCGCAGTTATTATTATGGATTTACTAAATATAGAGAACTTGGTTAAATTACACGAAAAGTTAAACGAGTTTGCGACCTATCATAAAAATAAAGGTGGACAGGAAGCACATAAACTGATTAAAAATGAATTGGTTGACAAAGTAAAGTCGCAACCTCGTGATGGTAGCAAAGAAGGCTTATTGAGGGATGAAGGATATGACAGAGCGATTAAACAAGTTCTTCAACTACTACATAAAACGTTCGTGCCTTAATTGCGCACAAC